GTCCGAAAAAACACACAGTCCTTCCGTCTTTTGTGCAATGGCAGGGCCAGCACGCGCTACAATCTCAATCGACGACCTGCGAGCGAGCGAGGCGTCGAGAAAGAAGGCATCCCGCCAGAAGGCCGCGGCGCTCTATATCCCGGTCTGCAAAAACAAATCACGTCGGACGCGACTTGAAAAAGATCCGCCGCGTTGGCTGCGGTACTACCTAGCCGACGTGTTTGTTGAGCCGTTCTGTGAGCATCACCTCGAAATGATCAACGCCATTGTTCGGGCCTCGAACTACAGCGGCAACCAAGCGGTGGCCGGACCGCGCGGCGAATGGAAGACCAGCATCGCGGAGGGAACCAGTCTCAATAGGATTCTATGCGGCGTGGTGCCGTTTCTGCTCTTGCTCGCCAACACGGGTCCCAATGCGGAGAAGATTCTGGAGTCGATCAAGGATTACATCGTCAACAGTGAGGCGATCCAGGCTGACTATCCCGAGGTGTGGCACCCCGTCGATCGCGCGAAATCGAAGCCTCAACTTGCTCATTCGATGGTCGCCTATGGAGACTCGTGGCCGCTTCAGGAGATCTCATTCCAGTGGTCCGGCCAGGAGGTGACGTTTCCGAATGTTCCCGGGAGCCGATGTGCAAAGGCGATCATTGCAACTCGCGGTCTGGACGGCAGCTTGTACGGAATGAAGCGTGGAACGCAACGTCCTAGCTTAGTTGTGATCGACGACCCGGATACCGACGACACGATCCGCAGCCTCGACCAAACCGCCAAGCTGGTGAGCAAGATCGACCGAACTGTCGCCGCCATGGGCACAGCGAAAAAGCGGGCGTCGATCGTGTTTCTATCGACGGTCCACAACGACACCTGCGCATCGGCGATCTACACCGACCCGAAGCGCAAGCCGTCGTTTGTTGGCAAGCGGTTCAAGTTCATCTTAGCGTTACCGTCGCGCATGGACCTATGGGAAGAATACGTCACGCTCCGTCGTGAGTGCCAGCGACAAGGTGACCCGGAAGCTCGTCTGGCCCACGCCTTCTATTTGGAGCGTCGCGTGCTCATGGACGATAGCGCCGCCGTTGCCCGTGATACGGCATTTGATTCGACCGTGCTTCCGGACAAGACGCGGAAACAAGTATCAGCCCTCCAGGCGTTCTTTGATTTTTGGTCCGACTACGGCAAGTCCGCGGCGATGAGTGAGTACCAGGGCGAGACGATTGACGACAATCCCAACGATGTGAAGCTCAACGCTGTGATGCTGGCAGAGCGGTGCAACGGTCTTGCTCGCGGCGTGGTGCCTAAGAACGCCCAGTGGCTGACGGCGTTTGTCGATGTCCACCTGAATAGCCTGTACTGGATCGTCTGCGCGTGGCATCAGGATTTCAGCGGCTCGGTGATTGACTACGGGGTATTTCCGGAGCAACCCATCCCGTACTTCTCTCAGGCGTCCATCCCGTACCCGCTCGAAGCGATCTATGGAAAGATCAGCCCGGAGGCCATCGTGCACGCAGCGCTAAATGGTTTCGTGCCGGGGTTGGCGTGCAAGGTCTACCAGCGCGAAGACGGCAGTCCGGTGCAGATTGCAGGACTCCTGATCGACACCGGATGGAACTCGGACGTGGTGTGTGAATTCTGTCGTCGGTCCGGAATGCCGCAAGTTGCCCCGAGTCGTGGCATAGGGATCGGTGCGACGAAACGGCCGATGTCCGAATGGGCACGCGACGGTGCGACGCTCCGCGGTTTGCATTGGATGTATGGCCCGACCAAGAGCGGCAATCGAGTTATGTCAATCGACACGAATTTTTGGAAGACCACGGCCGCCGGCCGACTCTTAATGCCGATGCGTACGCCAGGCGCGTGGGACCTATTTGGGAACGACCCGGAGCGGCATCGGTTACTGTGCGATCACTTTTCAAACCAACACAGCAAGAAGGTGTGCTCCGAGGGCAGGACCGTCTTTGAGTGGTCGGATAAGCCGGGAACATCGGAGGTCCATTGGTGGGACGGATTGATTGGCTGTGCGGTCGAGGCATCCCGGCGTGGCGCGTTGATCCCGGGAGCGGCTCCGATAAGGTCGCGTCGATCGCCTAGCGAGCGTCCGACCGCCGCGCAGTTGGCGGCAACTGGGAGGCGATAACGATGGCTCCGAGACCGCCTGTGGAACGACCGACCGCTTCCGAAGTCGCGGGACGCGAAAAGGGGCCGGTGTGTCCAGCTTGCGGATGCCGAGACATTCGCGTCAACGGAACGTGGAGGGTATTGGATTCGGCGATCTTTGCGAAGCGGGCGCGGTACTGCCGGCATTGCGGCTACGTGTTCCCGAACACAAAGGAGGTGGTGGACGAGTAAGCACGAGGCCTGGCGCGGCCCGGCGTGGCGGGGCTTGGCCTGGCATGGCCCGGCGAGGCAAGGCAAGGCAAGGACCGAGGGGCGGATGGTTCACTCCATTCGCCCCTTTTTCTGCGCGCATTCGCATTAGTAGCAATTCCAGACCATCAGCGTTGACGGGATGCGAATCGGTGGCATACTCGACGGCTGCATGACCGGCGACGCCTCCGACTGATCCCCGGCGGCGACTCCAGCGCAACACAAAGGGCATCGTGGTGCCACGACACCACGGTGCCCTTTTTCGTTGCGCTCGCCGGTTCCTTTGGAAGCCAGGTACATGACCACCGACTACTCCGACGAACTCGACGCGGTGGCGAAGGGGCCCAAGGCCGTCACGGTGGACGGCACCTCCGCGACGGCCCAAGACGCCGACACGATCATCAAGATCGAAGATCGGGCCGCGGCTAAGACCGCCCGCGCTCGCAATCACCTGGGGCTTGTCTTCCGCAAGATTCAACCAGGAGGCGGCGGGCTATGAGCCTCACCGGATGGTATCGCCGTCTTCTCGGGCGCAAGCCAGGCCGGCGTGTCGAGGTGTCTGCGGCCCGTCCGATTCGTGCCAGGTACGACGCCGCACAGACGACCGACGACAACTCCCAGCACTGGGCCCTCGTCGATTCCTATGACGCCGATAGCGCCAACAGCCTGACCGTCCGATCCACGCTGCGGAAACGATCCCGCCACGAACTGGAAAACAACGGCCACGGTAAGGGAATCGAACTGACCCAGGCCAACTATGTGGTGGGCCGTGGGCCGAAGTTGCGGATGCAGACCACCAACAAGGCATTCAACGCCGCGGTGGAGGCGGCGTGGAACCGATGGTGGAAGCGCGTCAAGGGTTCGCGCAAGCTCCGAACGGCCGTCAAGGCGAAGGTCAAGAGCGGCGAAGGCTTCCTGGTTGCGAAACAAAACCCGGGCCTTCGCGACCAGGTGAAGCTGGATATCGTCGGTATCGAGTGCGATCAGTTCACGACGCCGCAACTCCCGTACAACGAGCCGAACCGCATCGATGGTATCAAGTTTGACGAGTTCGGCAACCCGCTGTACTACGATCTCCTGACGTATCACCCGGGGAGCGGATGGTCCGGATTGCTTGACCAGCCGCAACAGGTCGATGCCCGGTACGTCTTCCACCTCTTCCGCGAGGATCGGCCGGGCCAGCATCGCGGCATTCCCGAAGTAACGTCCACGCTCGGGCTGTTCGCAGCGGCCAGGCGGTTCCGTGAAGCGACGATCGCCGCCGCGGAGACCGCGGCCGATCACGCAGCCCTTCTCTACGCCGATGCTCCGGCGAGCGAAGAACCGGACGAGATGCGGCCATTTTCGACGATGCCGATCGAAAAGCGGATGCTCACCATGATGCCGTACAAGTGGCGCATGGAGCAACTGCGAGCGGAACATCCGGCAACCACATACCCGGAGTTCAACCGGATCAACACGGGGGAAGAGGCCCGGCCGCTTTCGATGTCCTACAACATCGCGGCCTGCGACTCGTCGGGCTATTCGTTCTCGGGCGGCAAGCTGGATCACCTGACGTACTTCGTATCCGTGGATGTTGAGCAGGCGGACATCGAAGACCTTTTGCTTGATCCTCTCTTTGAGTTGTGGTTCGAGGAAGCGGTCTTGGAGTATCGCGGAGTTCCCGGATGGGCGATCTCCGCGGATGTCGGCTCCGACCATGGATGGGACTGGCCGGCGCGTCCGCAGATCGACGAACAGAAGACCGCGTCCGCTCGCGAAACCAATCTCGGAACGGGTGTTGCAAGCCTTCGCCGCATCTACGCCGAGGACGGCTACGACTTTGAGGACGAGCTTCCCGCGATGGCCGAGGACTACGGCAAGACGCCGGAGGAAATGCGGGAGGCGCTCTTCCAGAAGCACTTCGCTGCAAAGGCTCCTGAGTCCAAGCCGACGCCGGAGGACACGGACGACGGCGAAGACAAACCGCCTCCACGGAACAACGGCAACGGACGTACCGCCAAGGCAAACGGACACGGGAGGGTATTGGTGTGATTGTCTACTCACCAGGGACGCCGGTTTCGATCGGTGGTGCTTTGGATAGTTTGATTCCCGCGCTGATCGTAGAAGTTTCCATTCGGTCTCCTGACTGGGTGCAATACCGAGTCGTCTGGTGGTCCGGACGAGAACGCAGGAGCGAGTGGCTCGAATTGCATGAGGTGACATTCGACGGTCTTCCCGCGGAGAAGCGACGTTGGGAAATCTGCTTTCACCAGGTGAACCAATGAGGAAGCACGCAGCCAGGCACCGCAAGGCCCGCTGGATCGAAGCGGCCGCGAATCCGCAGCCGTTCATTTTCGAGGCTGCCGGTGTCGAGTGGATTCAAGCGCAGGCCGCGGAAGGTCAGGCCGCCGACGCGAAGCCCAAGCGTTTTTCGATGACGGCCTACACCGGGGGCGCTCTCCAGGTGTCGGCCTACGGCCTCCCTGTCGTGATCGACCTATCAGGCCTGAAGGCTGAGTCACCGGTCCCGATCCTCCTCAACCATGAGCAGACCGAAATCGTCGGGCACGCTGAGGAGGTCGATCTTGCCGAGTCGCACCTGAAGCTCAAGGGCGTGGTGTCCGGAGAAAGCACCGCCTCAAAACAAGTGACCGCCAGCGCCGCCATGGGTTTCCCGTGGCGTGCGTCCGTGGGGGCCAGGCCCGACAAGCTGGAGTTCGTCGGCGAAGACGTGGCCACCAAGGTCAATGGCAAATCGTTCAAGGGTCCGCTTTACGTCGCGCGCAAGGCGACCCTGGGTGAAGTCAGTTTCGTGGCGGTGGCGGCTGACAGCCGTACCTCCGCAAAAGTTGCGGCATCCGCCGCCTATTCCAAATCGGAGAAAACCATGAACCCTGAATTCCGCGATTGGCTGCTTGCAAACAGTTTCGATCCCGAGGCGTTGGCCGAGGCATCGGTTCCTGTCTTGCAGGCCGCGTGGACTGCAACCAAGCAAACCACCGCACCCGAACCGGTCAAGACACCGCCTTCCGACCCCACCGCCGACATCCGGGCGAAAGCCGCCGCGGAATCGACACGCATCAGCGCCATCGAGGCGATGGGCGCCAAGTACACCAACATCGCTCCCGATGAGTCCGCGACGCTCAAGGCGAAGGCCATCGGCGAAGGGTGGGACACGCGGGACGCGGAGCTTGCCTTCATGCGAGCGGACCGCCCCAAGGCCCCGGCCATCCACGCAAGCAGTAAGGACATTTCCACGGAGGTGATCCAGGCGGCGCTCTGCCGTAGTGGTGGGCTTCGCGGTCTCGACAAAGCCTTCAAGCCTGAAGTGTTGGAGGCTTCGGACCAACTCCGCGGCTACAGCCTCGGGGAAGCGATTCTGCGTTGCGCTGCCGAGGGCGGGTACACCGGCCGGCAGAAAATCACGGACGGCAACCTTCGCGAGGTGCTTCGTGCTGCGTTCAGCACGCACACGCTCACCACGATGCTCTCCACCGCCGGCAACAAGTTCCTCCTCGAAGGATTCTTGTCGATTCCTCAGTTGTGGCGAGAGGTGGCCGCCGTGCGCAGTCTCAACGATTTCAAAACCCACACGGGATACCGCCTGACCGCCAGTCTCGAATACGAAGAGGTGGGCCCCAGTGGCGAGATCACACACGGCACCGTGGGGCAAGAGTCGTACACGATGAGCCTCGTGACGTTCGGCAAGATGCTGGCGTTCACGCGGAAGGACATCATCAACGACGACCTCGGAGCCCTGGACGGCATCAAGCAGCGGCTCGGGATCGGTGCTGCGGTGAAGATGGAAAACCTATTTTGGACCGTCTTCCTTGCGGCCAGCAATGCGGGGACGTTCTGGACCTCGGCGCGCGGGAACCTCGTCACGTCGTCGGCTCTCGCAGAGGCCGGACTCAACACGGCCGTCATGGCGTTCCGCGATATGGCCGCTCCCGATGGCAACATGATGAACCTGGAGCCTCGACTGCTCTTGGTTCCGACGGCCCTGGAGGCAACGGCCAAGAAGATCTACGTGTCGCAGGAGATCCGCGACACGACGTCTTCGACCAAGTACCCGACTGCCAACATCTACCAGAATTCGTTCCGCCCGATCCCTGTGCCGCAACTCGGCAACTCGGCGTACACGGGGTACAGCGCGACGACGTGGTACCTGCTGGCCGATCCGTCCGTCATGGCCTGTGCGGCGATGTGCTTCCTCAACGGGCAGCAGTCGCCGACCATCGAATCGGCCGACGCCGACTTCGACACCCTCGGAATCCAGTTCCGCGGCTATCACGACTTCTACCCGGTGATGACCGAGTACCGTCCGACCGTCAAGGCCACGGCGGCGTGATATTCGATTGAACCCAACCAGTACCAACAAGGAAGCGAGGCCACAGTTATGGCGCAAGACCTTCAAGCAAAGAGGCTCGCCATTGGCGATGCCATTGATTACACGCCCGGGACTGCTGTCGTTGCGGGCCAGGTTGTCGTCCGCGGTACGCGGTTGGTTTGCGTTGCCAGCCAGGCGATTGCAGCCAACGTCAAGGGGTCGCTGGACACGAAGGGGCGGTTCAGGGTCGTCAAGAAGGAGGAAAGTTTTTCGGCGGGCGACGCTCTCTACTGGGACGATGACGGCAATCCATACGACGGCACAGAGGGGACGGGCGCGCTGACGGCCACGTCGAGCGCCGGGCCGTTTGCCGGCTGGTGTATTACGGACGCCGCCTCGGACGATGAGGTCGTCGATATGATCCTCAAGTCTCTTGAGGATGCTGCGGCGGAATCGCTCGGTCTTGCTGACTTGTCCGACATCTCCACCGCGATGACGTACACCGCGGGCCGGATTCTTGTCGCTGACGGCGACTCCTTTGAGGACGTGGCCGTTTCCGGCGATGCGACGCTGGCTTCCACCGGTGCTCTGACGATCGCCAATGAAGCCGTGACCGCTGCAAAGATGGCCGACTTGGCGCAGGGGTCGCTTCTTGTTGGTGCTGCCTCGGATCGTCCGACTGCCTTGGATGCCAAGACGTCCGGCCAGATTCTCGTCGGCGACGGGACCGACCTGAAGAGTGTCGCCGTTTCCGGTGATGCGACGCTGGCTTCCACCGGTGCTCTCACGCTCGCCACGGTGGTGGCAGGCAAGGGAGGCACCGGGGCAACGACTCTCACCGATCATGGCGTGCTCGTCGGAAGCGGGACCGATCCCGTTACGCCGTTGTCCGTTGGTTCCAATGGTCAGCTACTGATCGGGCAGACGGGAGCCGATCCGGCATTCACCAGCGCGTCTGGTGATGTGACGATCGACCAGACCGGGGCGACGACGCTCAATGCCGCGCATCAAGAGCAGGTGGTTCTTGTTCCGGTTGCAACCTTGGGTGCCGACGCCGACCTTACCGCGACAGTGCACTTCGCTCATCCGCGGGCGTGCACTCTCGTTAGCGTGGGGTTCTTGGCTGTGGGAACGGACTTCGGAACGGTGGACGATGGCAACACGAGCGTGTTTGACGTCACCGATGCCGCGGCAAACGCGATCGTGTCGAAGACCTACAACACCGGCACGCAGCCCACGGGGAACGCGATCAACGATCTTGGAGCGCTGAGCGAAACCCACAAGGTGCTTACCGCCGGCGAGGTCGTGAAGCTCGCAATCACCAACGGCTCCTCGGCGAAGACTCCGGCGGGGTTTCTTGTTGTGCGGTTCATCCCGACAAACGCCTGACGCCTGACGCCTGGAGGTCGGAGTGGCGAACGTTTTGCAAACCGGAGCGGCCTGGCTGGCCGGCGTGGCCAACTCCCACGCCGGCCAGGCCATCACCTACCGCCGCGGCGACACGGCAGTAGACCTGACCGCTTCGGTTGGCAAAACAGAGTTTGCCTTGGTGGAGGTGTCCGGGGCCGGGGTGACTCACGAGTCGCGTGACTATCTCGTTTCGGCTGAGGATCTGGAACTTGGAGGCGTTCAGGTCACGCCGCTTGCTGGAGACCAAATCGAGGAGACGGACGCCACCGGAGTGACGCGGACTTACGAGGTCATGGCGCCCGGAGGCGAGCCGTGTTGGCGGTGGAGCGATTCGAGCTACATCCGCCGGCGCATCCACACGAAGCTAATCGACAATGGCTGACCACCCCATCATCGACGTTGCCACCGCCTTAGCCACTTGGCTCGCGGCCCAGACGTTCAGCGCGACGATCGCCGTTGCCCGGCGGTCGGTTGTGCGGTTCGACCTTCCGGACCTGGCCACCTGTCAGGTTTCCGTGGTCCCGGCCGACTGGGAGGAGACGGTGCTCGGCCGGCGTGCGTGCAAGCGGTCCTTCCTGATCGACGTAGCGGTGCAACAGAAGGTAGACGCGGACGACCTGACCGTGACTGACGCATTGATGGGCCTGGTGTGGGAGATCGAGCAGGCGATGAAGTTCTTGCGACTAACGACCACGCCGGCCGCTCAGTGGATCGGCGTCGCCAAGGTGCCCGGGTCGGAGGCGGGCTACGCCCCACAGCACCTAGCGGAACTCCGCACGTTCACCTCGATTCGCCGGCACACCTTTGTCCCGGAGGGCACCGCATGATCACGCTCACCGTTCGGCAATCACGCCAGGGCTTCTTCAACCGGCCGTCCGTAATCCGTGCCGTGGGCAAAGCCAAGGTCGAATCTCTGTCGAGATTCGGGGCCTACGTCAGGCGAGACGCGCGCAAATCCATCCGGCCCGGCGGCAAGAAGGGGAAGGTATCCAAGCCGGGAGAACCGCCGCGATCGCACGCAGGGACCCTGAAGCGCTTCCTCAACTTCGCATGGGATCGGCAAAGTCAAAGCTTAGTTGTTGGTCCGATGAAGACCAACCAGGTCTTCTTCACTGACGCGATGCGTCCGGTCAGAGGAACCGTCCCTAGCGTTTTGGAGCGCGGAGGCAGCGTTACGTTGCTCGAAGAGTGGAACGGCTACCGCTGGGTCCGTCGAGACCTTCGACGCATGGGCCGCCTCTGGGAACTCAACACGATTAGGGAGACTGGTAAGACGAACGTCTTCAGCCCGTATCGCAAACGGCCCGTCCGTCGGCGTACCGTCCACATCGAGGCCCGGCCGTACATGGGCCCGGCCCTGAAGACGAACCTCGGAGTATTGCCGCCCATGTGGCACAACTCGATACGGACCGCTTGAACTCGGAAAGACCAACTCTTTTTTGGGAGACATACGCTATGGAAATGGCACTCGGCCTGAATGCGAAACTGTACCAGGGGGCATCGGGAAGTTCGGCCGCAACCGAAATCGCGATCATCGGAAACGCCAAGCTGAATCTTGCGACGACAGAGGCGACTCTCAAACTGCGCGCTACCGCGTTTGAGCTGACCGAGCCCGCAATGTTCCAAGCCTCGATCGACTTCGACATCCTCTGGGACGAAACGAACGCCAGCTTCTCGGCGATCTGGACGGCTTTCACGACGCGGGCGTCCCGTGCTTTCTTGTGTCTGCCGAAGGCGGGCGGCAAGGGCCTCGACGCCGATTTCAAGGTGACGAAGTTCGAGCGAACGGAAGACGTCGAAGGGATCGTGATGGCTGCCGTGACGATCAAGCCGTGCGTTTCGACAAGGTATCCGGCTTTCGTGTGATAGGCATGGCCGCAATCGCTTAACGGAGAAAGAACAATGTCCGCTGGAACCATTCATATCGTCGCCCAGGTCGGCGACGTGACAATCGACCAAACCATCGAGCGCGACTACGAGGGCACTCGCGGCGATCAAGGGACGCTGCCGGTCGGCCAGGCCGGCACGCTCTCGACCAGGACCGACGATGACACCGGCGTTGCCACTTTAAGCACGGGCCACGGCATCATCACGGGCGATGACGTCGATGTGTTTTGGGATGAGGGCAGCCGGTACGGCATGGGGGCCACGGTGGACGGAAACGCCGTGACCCTTGAGGCCGGAAATGGCGACGTGTTTCCGACCGAAGATACCGCCATCGTCGTCACGAAGCGAAAGCCGATCGCCCTCGCCTTTGACGGCGACAACCTCAAGATGCTCGTGATCGGGTGTAAGGAAGTGCGATGTCGCATCTCCCTTGAGTCGTCGGCAGGTGCGGATCTGCTGTCTCGTGATCTACCGGCGGGCGAGCCGTGGTTCTGGGCTGCGGACATGGGCGTTACCAATCCGCTAGCGGGCGTCGATGTGGCTTCGTTTCAGGCCGCAAACGCTGATTCGGCCACGGCTGGCACGGTCAAGATCGGGGCCAAGATCGACAGCATGTAACCGAAGGGGCTCGCGATGGCAGGGACTATTGCTGTTGATGTGAACGTCCAGGCCGAGAACGGCGTCTGGTCCTTGCCGTTCTCGCGGTCCTTCTCGATTGTCCAGACCGCACCGGGCTCACATGACGCATTGCACTACCTGACGCAGACCGAAGAGGCCATCGACCTGGGGGAACTCAGCACCGGTGCTGCGCATTTTGCGGTGCTCTTCAACGTTGGAGACATCACGATCGCCTACGGCCCCGACGATGGGCTCGGAGCGATGGTGCCGTTTGGCGAAATTGCGGCTGGGGAGTGCGCTGTCGTGACCCTCTCCAACGGCGTCGGCCTTATGGCCGCGAGCGTTGGAGACGACGGCGGGGTCTTGTGGCCGGTCATTTTTGAAAGCTGAAAGGGATCATGCGAACCTTCAAGGATACCGCGGGGCGGACGTGGACGATTTCGGTTTCGACCGAAACGCTCAAGGATGTCCGCTCCATGTTGAACGTTGACTTGATGGAGGTGGCCTTCCCTCCGGAAGGAGTTTCGGAGGCCGAGCGGCGATTGCCGTTGCTGGCAAGGCTGATCCAGGACCCGATTCTCGTGGTCGATGTCCTCTTTGTCGCGTGCAAGGAAGAGGCGGACGCGAAGGGGATCTCCGATCGCGAGTTTGGACGGGCCATGGGCGGTGGGACCATCACTACGGCGCGAACCGCCCTGATCGGAGAGCTTGCGGATTTTTTCCCCGAACGCGGCCCGACCATTCAGGGGCAGGCCGCGAAACTGATCGGCGGGGTTCGGGCGGTGTCCCGGGCGATGGATCACAAGATAGCGGGGATGAGCGAAGACCTGATGGTCGAGGCGATGCTGGTGCTGGCGGCGAAGGAGGAACGCGAGCGGCTCGAAAAGCTCGGCTTACCTCCGGAGAAGTTTGGGATCTACTGTGGGACCTCGCCGGAGAACTTGGAGTCAACCCCGGGCCCCTGACCTTGGCGGAACTGATCCGGATGGCAGAGGCCCGGCGCAGGGCGGAGTGGAGTCGTACCTGCGAAATCCTGGCAATGCTTTACAACGTCAATCGGGGCAAGAACCAGCCGGCCCGCAACGCGAAGTATTTCCTCAACCAGATCCTTCGCCCTGCTGCGAAGAAGAGATCCGCGGAGCCGCCGCCGCTTGATGATTTTTCTATTCTCGAAACCGTCTTCTGTAAGGGCGAGTTCCCTAAATCCCTGATCCCCAACCGCTAGGCCCAACCAATGGCTGCTTCTGACGTTCGAGCCGGCGGGGCCTATGTCGAGGTCTTCACCAAGGACATCAACCTGGTGAGGGGCCTCCACGCCATCTCCGGCAAGATGAGGGCCTTTGCCTCGGGCGTGGCTGCGATCGGGACGTCGATCGCCGGCATGGGCACGAAGATGCTGGGCTGGGGGGTTGCCATGCTCGCCCCACTGGCCGCGGGCGTGAAGACGTTCCTGGGGCTCGGCGATTCGCTCTCCAAGATGTCCGACCGGACGGGGATCAGCGTCGAGGCCCTGTCCGAGCTGACCCACGCCGCCAAGCTCTCGGGGGCGGACACCGAGAGTCTCGAAATGGGCATCCGCAAGATGCAGAAAACACTGGTTGATGCGGCAACCGGAACGAAGGAATCCCAAGAGGCGATCCAGCGGCTGGGGCTCTCGATCGACCAACTCATGGCCCTGTCGCCCGACGAGCAGTTCTCTGCGATCGCGGAGGCCTTATCCCGCGTGCAGGACCCCACGCAGCGGGCGGCCATGGCCATGGAGGTCTTCGGGAAAAGCGGAACCAAGCTTTTGCCCATGATCGCCGGCGGAGCCAAGGGGATCGAAGACCTCCGCAAGCGGGCACGGGACCTGGGCTACACGATGAGCGGCGAAGACGCCGCTGGCGCGGTCGTGCTGCTGGATCTCTTCACCGACCTTTGGGGCCAGGTCAAGGTGTTGGCCTTTCAGGTCGGCGCCGCGTTGGCCCCGGCACTGACGACGTTCGTCACCCAAGCCACGGGTGTCGGGAAGTCGATGATCGACTGGATCAAGGCGCACCGGGCGGCGGTCACGGGGTTTGCGATGCTGGCCGGGTCGGTGCTCGCCGGCGGTGCGGCCCTGACGGTCTTTGGGAAATCCATTGGCCTAGTGGCCGGGGTCCTTACCCGAGTCTCCGGGGCGATCCGACTTCTGGGCTCGGGTCTCGGCCTGGCCGGTTCGGTTCTGATGGCCGTCCTCTCGCCGATCGGTGCGGTCGCGTCGGCGTTGGGGCTGTGGGCCATTCCGATCGGCCTGGTAGGCGCCGCGGCCGCCGGGCTGGCAGTCTACTTCTGGAAAAATGCCGACGCGGCACGGGCCGCCGGACGGTGGATCGTCTCTGCGTGGCAGGCCGTCGCTAGCGCGGTCGGCAGTGCCGTTTCTAAGATCAGTGATTTGGGTGCTGGATTGTGGGACGCGATCGCAGTCGGTTTCGCTTCCGCGGCCGCATTGATCGGTGGTCTTTTTCGAGACGCCGCCGGCGCGATTGGGGACGCGATCTCTGATATCGGCGGCGAAACTGGATCGCGGTTAGTCGGGACTGTTCAAGCCGCCACAGGCTCGATCGCAACATCAATACGCGACACGCTCGGAAGCGCGTGGGAAGGTACCAAGTCGGCAGCCGGTGGCGTTATGGATTGGATCGGCGGAGTCTTCGGCTCCGCACTCGACTCAATCCGCAACACCTTCTCGACGGTCTTCTCCAGTATCTGGGATGGCGTCTCCAGTTTCTTCGGGGACTGTGCGGCCGGCTTTGAAAACGTCATGTCGGACGGGCAGCAAGCCTTTAGCGTGATTGCCCAGGCCCTCGCGCAAGGCGACCTAAGCGCGGCCTTCGGCGTCGTCGTCGCCCTCTTGAAGCTCGAATGGGCCCGGCTGACTGGGTGGATGACGGGAAAGTGGATCAGTTTCAAGGGGGCCTGGACCGAGACGGTCATTGGCTTCCAACTGATTTGGAACGACGTAGTCGCGCAAATGAAGTCTATTTGGGCGGACCTCATAGGCTTTCTCACTAAGCTGTGGAACGACTGGTCCAACAGTATCGCCGTGGAATGGACGTCCAAGATCATTGCGCCGGTCATTGCGAAAATTCAAGGAGTCTCCGTCGAGAGCGTCCAACGGAATCTGACCGAGGACTTTGCTCGCAATCGGGCTGCCGCGCCATCGCAAACTGCTGCAATTGACGCCGAGACCGCCCGACGCAAGGCGGAAATCGAGGCCGACCGGAAAAAGTACGCGGAAGGCAAGGGAAGCGAAGCGTCGGCCGCCGCCGCGGCACAGGCCCAAGAAGAGGCAGCCAACCAGGCCGCGGTGGATGCAGCGCAGCGCAACTACCAGGACACGCTCCGCGAGACAACGGAACGATTGGCCCCGCCCCCATGGACCGACCTTGACGAGGCGGACTTCCTGGAGTGGCTCTTCACGGAGGGCGCGGACCAGGCGGCCGGGGCAGGTGGCGGCGGCAAAATCGACCCCGAGGCTGTTCAAGATGCGAAAACCTCCGTATCCGGGACGTTCAATCCGTTCGCTGCCTTCGGCATGGGCGGAGGATCGGCCATGGAACGCACTGCCAAGGCTTGCGAGCAGACGGCCAAGAACACGGATGAAATCCGTCGAAAACCAGAACCGAAGTTTCACTGATGCCGATCACCTGGGAAGAAACCCGCGACAGCCCGAAGATCAACGGCACGTCCATCGAACGGAGGTATGCCGGCTGGGGCACCTCGGACAAATGGGCTGCCCGTACGGCCCTTCTGGCGGAAGCACCTTTGCTTGATGGCTATCTTGTGAGGCAAGACGGGGATGTGCAATTAGAACCCTTGGATGGCCACACCGAAATATGGTCAGGCACCGTCACCTACAGCCCACCTTCCGATAGCGACGACGCAAGCTTATTGCCGCCGACCTTCAAGTTCTCGACGTCCGGCGGCAAGGCCAAGATGACATCCAGCTACCAAGTCACCGGGGCCTGGGGGGCCGCCGGCGAAACGGTGGCCGTAGACGACTACGGCGGCCTGATTGGGGCTAAAGATGACGGGTCAGTCGAGGGCGTGGAGGTCGAGGTACCCGGCTTCACGTGGCAGGAGACGTGGTATCCTCCGTTGGAGAATCTGACCTGGGCCTACGCACTGAAGGTCCGGAACCTGTCAGCCTGCACGAACAAACAGAAGTTTCGTGCGTTCCTTCCCGGCGAGGTGCTCTTCCTCTACTGCGAGGGCGGCAAGAAGGACGAGGAGACTGGGGAATTGACCTTTCACTTTGCCTCCAACCCGAACGTCCGAGGTTTGACGGTCGGCGCGATCACGGGGATTGACAAGCGCGGCTGGGAGTACCTCGAAATCAAGTCGCGGCCGCATACGATCGAAGGGCCCCCGAAGCGCACGGTGGTCCGGCCCTACGCGGCATACACGCATCGCGTTTTCAATGAAGGCTTTTTCTCCGCTCTCGGAATCGGGTAAGCCATGGCAGAGACGTTCCCGAGAGTGAGTCCCGGCGATCCGCTGAAGATATCCGCGGAGACCTGGAACGCGGTCATGGGTCTTGGCCAGCGTCTCCAGGTCGGAGACTCGGCCGCCAATCGGGCCGGCGATGGCAGCGGGAAGCTTCCGCCCGGCGTGATTTGGATCCAGAACGAGTCCGGGGAAGACCGCGCTGAATTTGACGTTCTTGGGATCGACGACATTCTCGTCTCGCCGGATGACGGCGAGGCCGAGTTCCGCTACTCGCCGAAGCTCTCTTGTGTGACTCCGGTGGCTGGTACCCACGACGGGAAGTGGGTCGTGCTCCTTGAGGCCATCAAGGATGGCGCGATCGGGAAGGCCCGCATCTTCGGGCTTGCGACGGTCACGATCGACGTGACTGTCGAGTCGCACACTACCGCCGATATCGCGGACGGTGAGGTAGCACTTGCGAGCACGCCTTCCGGATGTGCCCAGATTTTGTGGAAGGAATCGGGGACCGGCAGCAAGCATGCCCTGATTCGCTTTCCGGTTTATGGGGAGGGGACCCGCGCCCAGTACGTCGAGTTCGCCGCCCGAGCCGACTTCTCCTACGGCGACACGATCACGGCAGACGTGGTGGACTGGAAGCCGGACGACGCGGACGATCCCGACCCCGATAACGACGGAATCGAGATCACGAACTGGCTTTTCTACGGGGACGAGGGTTCGCAGGGCATCGCGGCAGTGTTACGCGACGGCACCTACCTTTCCGTGAATGTCGATTGCCAGGAAGAAATCGAAAGCTAGTAAAGGACTCGCTCATGGAATGGGGCATCATCTGCGCTGTGGCTACCGTGTTGTTTTCGTTCGGGGCCGCGGCGGTGGCCGCTGGATACATTTGGGGTAAAGCTGAAGAACGCTTCGACGGCCTCGACGATCTGGTAGAAGGCCTGAAGGTTGTGCTTTCGCGTATCGAAGCAGGCAAGGCCGCGGGGTGCGTGGAGCATGCAGGCCGCCTGGGCAAGCTCGACGCCGACGTATCGCGCCACCAAGAGTGGCTGGCCGACCAAGGGGAGCGACTCCAGGACCACGAGCGACGAATCACAAAGATCGAGACGGTGCTGGAGGAGGGATGAGCAAGTACCGCGCCACCCGAACCGCCGGAACCGGGAACTGCGCGGGCATTGTCTCCGGCGATCCTGACGGCGATATCTTCAAGCCGACCGGAGACACGGAGAATGGCGAGTCGGTCTACGCTAAGGATGGCACGGGGCCGCCGTATCTGATCTACGGGACCATCACGTTCGGGCAATCCGACCTGTGTTTGTGCGTCGAAAATGACGTGACGTTCGAGCGTCAGACGTTCATTCGTAACGGGGTCGATTCATCCGGTTGCGTGATTTGGAGACTGGCGCGCGGAGCGCCCGACTACCCGCGGATCTCAGCCTACGGAATTGAACAGCCCGAAAACCCGTGCTACGCGGTTCCGTGGTACATTTCCACGCAGCCGGCTGAGTTCATTTTCTCGAACGGGCCATCGTCGGATGGGGATCCCTACCTCGGCCACTACGGCGACGCTGGGTCCGGATACACCGTATCGGCCATCGGAGCGGGATCACGTACCGGATGGTTCATTTCGGACTACCCGACGATTGCTGAGCTTCAATCCCGCGTCGATAGTCTCCCGTTGTGCGACCAAATTCACGAGGTACTCTACGGCCCAATTCTCCCGGGCACGTTCACCTACGAGTGCTTTTGCAACTTCGACGTTATTCCGGCGTGCGAGTACGATCTCGACGAGTACCACTACCCCAACCCGTCGTGCATCAAAGTCAAGGCGGCCGACTCCGGCGGCACGCCCACCTACGACTACGAAGGCGACTACGCTTTCACGGGCGACTACTTCCCGGCGGACGACGACCAGGACTATGGGACATTCACGGACGGCACGCTCTACGTGTGGCGCGACGTTGAAGAGTCCCGGTGGTACATGGGCGATGCGGTTGACGGGACGGCGGACTATCAATCGCTCGTGACCGACAAGCGGACGCCGCCACGCGGGCCGTGGAAAGGTGTGGCGGAAGAGACCGAGGGGAAGTACAAGACGCTGCCGAGTTGCGTGGGGAAGCTGTGGTTCCCGTGGTGCTGCCGGCCGTGTTGGACCGAACCTACTGTGGATGAGTCATGCTCTCAAGTATGCGCAATCTACAAGGTGACTGAAACGTACCGAGAGTTCATTGCTCAGCCGTCGCTGGTGCTTGGTACCCTCGAACTCTCGCTGTCTGGAGGCGGTGTCAATTCATCCTATTCGCCTGCGCCAACGAATGGGTTTTGTGACGGAACGGGCGGCACTCTGCTGCTTTCTGCTGCCGGCGTTTCTCCCGCGCTCGCGCTTCTCACAGATGTCCAGGGGTGTGGAGGTGCTTCCGCAAGCCGCATCGGCAGCATGTTCTTTTCGTATGGTTCTTACGTCGGTTGTGACTTATACCTTGCGGCCAGCATCACCCCGGTGTTCACCAATTTGACGAGCACGGGAGTGGATCTCCAGTACGTCCTGCTACTCGGCCTGGAGTACAGACGGCAAAGCGACCAGGTTGTCTTGCTTCACTATTACGATGTGTTCAAGAGTTCCCAACAGACATTAGAGTTTCCGAAGTTTGGGGTCGAGTTCCAGGACTATACGGGGACGTATCCTCTCGTCAAAGTCAGAAGTCGTGACCCTGGCACCAGAGAGTTCACCTCGGTTGACATCGGCAAACGATTCACGATACCGCATTGCCCTCCTGGCGGCGTGTCCTATATGTGGGCATGCCTCTCCCTGACAGGCGGCCCAGATGTTGACGGCTGGATGGACGGTGTACTCTACATAAACAGTACGCCTCCATTTGGATGGGGTGGCGTGTCATGGAATGTGACATGCGACGACAGCGAGCATCCTGGTGTCTACGAGGTTGTGTTGGATCAAGAAAGGCAATGGAGAGAGTGTCCCGATTTGGTTGCGCCATTCAGTGCCGTGAACGGCCAGGCTGGCCGGCTGGAAATTCCATTCACGTTTGACCACAGAGAGAACTACACGGCGAATGACTGGCCGTGTCTTCCTCCGGTGCTGGACGCCGTGTTCATACAATCCACACTGAAGTTCTCGTGCTGCGAGACGGAAATGCAGTCGTAACATGAACCAAGCCCCCTACAAACCCCGCCACACCGCCAAGGCAGCCCGCGCGATCGTGGCCCTCCGCCGCGCCGAAGCCAAACGAATCGGGCACGACCCGGGGCGTGATTGGGCGGAAGCGGAGTACGCGAAGACGAGGCAGGCTGCACTTGCGAGAGTCACGGCACCCAGCCGGCCGGCAGTCCAACGGGTTGCAAGGCCGGCGCTCGCACCGAAGCATCTGCGAGAAGACCTCCTTGCAGTCTGCCGTGGCGGGTGTCCCGACTACGTTCCCGGCAGCGGCATGGGTGGTTCGGAGATATGTCGGCTTGACCTCAACAACCCTGAGTGCAGCGGTTGCCGCGGCAAGGCAAAGGCGATGTTCGCCGCCCGTGCCTTCGGGGAGCGGGCCCCATGTGTACGGCAGGCCAACGCACCTGCGATCATTGCTGCATCCGATTCCCAGGCAAGTGTGTCGGTTGTGATCGCCGGGCGCAACTACGCGCAGTATCTAAGCGAGGCAATCGAATCGGCTCTCGGACAAACTGTGCGTCCGGAGGTGATCTACTCTGACGACGGAAGCACGGACGAAAGCGTATCAGTCGCCCAGCGGTACCCGATTCGCGTCGTTGCCAATCCACACCGCGGCGTGGCCGTGGCCCGCAATGCTGGCCTTGCCGAGGTCTTGACAGAGCACGTTCTCTTCCTAGATGCCGATGATGTCTTGCCTCCACGATACTTGGCGACAAAACTCTCCAGCTTGCAAACGAGCGGAGTCGATTTTGTCTACTCGCCCGCCAAGTGCTTTGGCGACTTGGACCGGCTCTATGAGGCGCCCGACTGGAATGTGCCTAGACTATGGGCGGCCAATTACGTCAACACGTCAGCACTCTATCGGGCTCGTGACCTGCGGTCGCTGGGAGGCTGGCGTGATGTTCCGATCAACACGTGCTGGGATTGGGATCTTGCTTTCCGAATGGTCCTGGCTGGCAAGCGGGGAGCGGTGGAACGATCGGAGACACTCGGGTATCGTAGGCACTCGGATAGCTGGTCCTTCTCGCGTCGCCCGAAAGACGGCCTCCTGGTCAACTACCTTTTCCGCACAATGCTTGCACGCCTGGCGATTGTCTGCATTCACGGGGGCCGGCTCAACATCATGGAGCGGTGGCTGGATGCTGTTGCCGCTTCCGTGGATGCGTGGCGCGAGCACGTCTATTCCGTGGCCCCTGCACCAGAGCACCTTGCCGCCACGTTTCAACTGCCGGAGTTGCGAATCCTAACCACGGTCAACGATCGTGGGCTTTGGCGACTTCTCGATCGGTACGCTGGCCACTTTCGGGCCGTCTCTCTACTCTGCGAATCCTGGGACATGAGCCACATGGATGAGCAGGAGCGGAAACACAAGGTCTGCACTAAGCTCGCGGACGGTTACAACCGAATCGTTGAGGCGGCGCCGGCAGAGGCGGTGTGGTCCGTGGAGGATGACGTGATTGTCCCGCCCAACGCGCTCACGGATTTGACGGAGGCACTGTGGAGACACCATCCTTCTCGGTTTGCCGTTGGTGGTCCGTATCGCTCGCGGCGCGAACACGGACGGATGTTGGCCACTGACTGGAATCGACCGCCTGATCGGCACACGATTAAGTGGCGACGCGAGGGACTCGACAAGGATTTGTGGTGCGACATGACCGGCACAGGATGCCTGCTGTGGGATAGGGTGATGGCCCCACACCGATTCACCGGGTACTGCCACGGCGTACCCGCTCACGATTGGGCATGGTGCTTGGGACTACGCGATTCGCCGATCGCGGTCGATGGCATGCGACGGCAAGTGTACCTCGTCGCCAGCGCTGCATGCCGGCACTACACCAGCGAGACTGAGTGGGTGTAGCTGGACTGGCCGCCTGGACTGTGGCGCGAGGTGGCGGTGCGGTGCCGAGGGGACTACTCAGACTTACTCCCGTCGCGGCGTGAATAGATCCGCGACGATCCGCCCCACGGCAAACAGCACGAGCCCCACCAGCACGCCCATCGCGGCTAGTGCGGTGCCGAGGCCGGGCCCGTCCAAGAAGCCGCCTCCGACGCAGATCATGCAGACGATGCACATCAGGATGCCAGCTAACCGAATCAATCCTCCGACCATGGTACACCTCCCGGTTTCGTTTGACGACTCTCCTATAGTCCTTCGCCGCGGCCCTGTCAATCTTTCGGCGTTCGGAATCAGCCAAGCACTTTCCATCGCACCGCCACCTATCTTGCCCATCTTATCAGGATGTGTCCCCGATTCCAGCCCCGGGAGACCGTGGCTTTCTTCGTGCGCTCACCCGTGGATTGCTGGCAGCCCGTCTTGCTCCGTGATGGGCAACTGCGGGGGCGGGGCGCGACGCTTCCACTCCTCGTAGAGTTCCACGATTCGACTCGCGGCGATCGTCACGGTCCCCACTCCGACCGTCTCGATTCTCACGCTGTCCAGGACGGTGCAGTTGACGGTGCGTGGCGTGGCCCACCGGCCGGATCCAAGGTCGTCTTTCCACGCCGTCGCGCCTGCTGGAACCACGCTGTCGATCCCCGCCTGCCGTCGCAGCTCGCGGATCGCCGTGAGTAGTTCGCCGACGAACGGTTGCGGGTGGCCCGACTTGGAAAGCGTCGTCTCGCATGCCTCGATTTCTTCCAGGCGCTCTGGGGTCATGCTGAGTCCTCCCGCTGTTGCTGCCCCGCGGCATCCAACAAGACGCACCTCGCCCAGGTCTCCGTACTAATCCGGGGCGAGCTTGCCTTGGCCGCGTCTCGAATCGCCGTCAATTCCCGGTCGGTGAGCGGGATCACGATGCTGGTTGTTCTCGTCATGCCGGGTTCTCCGGTTGTGCTGGGTGGGGTGTACACACTAGATGTACATCTGTTACGGATGGATCAATTCAGGACCTAGTTCCCGTTAAGGGAGTCGGGGTTCAAGTCCCCGCTTCGGCATTGGGCTGCATAAGGACTTGGGTCGAGATCGACGGTTCGGTTTTCACGGATGGGCAAGATGAACATGCCAAGCGTCAGCAATTTAGTGCAGTTGGAGCGCGGCCCCGGAAAGAAGCCGCTCAGGATCAACTACCTCGCTTACCGGAGGTTGGATGATGCGGAGTTGCGGAGGATGGTCGCTTTTTTGATGGGGACAAAGCAAGGTCGCGCGGCCTTCCGGAAGGGCGGCTCGCTGGAGATCGTGACGTCGATCGGCGGGCGCGACCCGATTGGGGGCGCCTGCGGAGAATGGCGTTGACTTGGCGTTCGGAGAGCAAGGGCCGGCCGCGGCGAAGCCACTCCTTGTGGAGGAGAGTGAACTCCTCGTCCGTCATCGCGAAACCAGGGCGAACCATGCAGACCATTTGGTTCAACACGACCGAATCTCCGTGAGGAAAGAACCACGCGGGGCGCTTTGTTTGTTCCGACCAGGAAAGGACATGCGATGAATACCGAAGGATGCCAGGACACAGGGAACCCGGTCATCGATTCGACGGTCAACATCTTCCGGGCATTCGTGTCCGGCCGATCGACCGTCTCCCTCGACCAACTCCGTCCGCTTCACGCCGCGCTGCTGGAGTTGGCCGAGAAGGAGCCGGGCGGCCTGTTCAAGAGGCTCGGCGCCGGCGGGGCCCAGACGGCCGCGTCTTTGGCCCGGAAGCCGCGGGGGTAGCGTTGGTCAGGAACGCGAGGAATTTGGAGGCAACGTCGAGGGTGTCGCTGATATCGCAGCCACCCGTCGCATCTAAGGCCAGTTTGAGAGCCTTAATCCTGAGGTCGCAGTCGTCGGGAAGAACCATATCTAGACTCCTTGAAGAAAGAACTGCTTACACCGTCAAGCTGGAGTGACCCGCAACCGCAAGGCCGGGGCCTCGTCCGCTAAGTCCGAGGTTGTCAGCACTCCAGCTTGACAAACCATAACGATAACGATAGTATGGGGGCATGTCAACGATGAGCCTGCCGATGGAATTCCTCAGCGTGAACGAAGCCGCCTCCGAACTCCAGGTCTCGGTAGGCCGGATTCGGCAACTTCTCCTCAAGAAAAGCATTGCTGGCCGAAAGCTCAACGACCGCGCTTGGGCCATTCCTCGTTCCGAAATCGAACGCAGGAAAGAGGATATGGCGTCTCGCAAGGCGTCGTGAGCATCTAGGGAAAATTCTTTTCCCGATTCCGATTTTGTGGTTGACACCACTAGCGATATCGTTATACTAGGGGCCGTGACGACTGATTGCCGCGTGACAACGGCAATCGGCCGGAAGTAAGACTTAGCACCCTCTTGGGCCCTCTGGCCCGGCCGGTGCAATCAGCAATACCGGAGAAGTGCCGCGCAGGTTCGAGTCCAACCGCCCAGCTTGGCCGCTTTACTTGCGTGGGGCGGCCAACTTCCGCCCTCCCCGGTTCTCCGCGTGTGCGGGGCGGGGAGGGAGTTTTGAACACGACGACAGCGAGGGATCGCCATGGCCGACTACCTTCTCCACGTTCTCCTCGCATTCGCCGCTCTTGCGATGTTCGAGGTGTTCCGGAGCTTGGCGTTTGACAGGGACCACTAACCACACGGAGGTGAACCATGCACGTCGGTCTTCCGCAGGCAATCCTGCTCATCTGGCTGGTTGTCCCTGCCATCTTCTGTTGTGCGCATGACGACGAGACGCACAAGATAAGCGGGCTAAGTGCCGTTTGTGACACGGTAGTCACGGTGTTGCTTTTGTGGTGGGGTGGCTTTTTCAACGGATAGCATAGGAGGGAACCATGCTGGTACTTTCAGGACGGACGGGACAGATCGTCCACCGTACCGGCGGCATTGAAGTCCAAGTGCTGGAAGTGAGCCGCGGCACCGTGCGGCTCGGATTCCGCGCACCCGCGGAAGTGCAAATCAAGCGCGACGAGTTGTTGCCGCTTCCGGAGTCGGAGATTCCGCAGGCGGGCGAGGAAGATGAGAGCGAGTGAGATTGACGTGGACATGATTCATTACTGTAGAAAATGCCACCATGAAACGCGCACCCTACCGGGCAACCCTCCACCGGACCGATGCCGCTGGTGCCTGGGGCCCGTCGAGAATCTCGACACGCGCCCCGTGGTTTGTGTCTGTGGAAAGCCTGGGGGAATGCACCGCTGGGCATGTGAGGCATTCACCTTGTCGCATGCCTACGATGACCCAAAAGCCGTTGCCGCCAAACTCCGTTCCGATTTGGAGGCACGCTTTCGGGCCGCTTTACTCCGCAATATCGAACGTTTTGTGCGAGCTTTTCAGGAATGGCTCGCTGCGGGCACCCCATTTTACGAGGAGAATGCTAATGGCGACGACGGACGTAGCACAACGACAGGCCCCGCAGGGTGGCCAACTGACGCCCATGCAGCACTTGCGGGCGAGCTTGCTGCGGGCGATTGAGACTCAGAAAGAGCGGATCAGCGGGATCATCGACAAGCGGCATGTCCTTATTGCGTGCGAGCAAATCGAGGCGAACCCGGTGCTCCTGAATTGTAGCCCCGCAAGCGTGTTTCGCGCGATCGTCCGCGCGGGACTGTACGGCTGGGTCTGCGATGGGATTCTCGGTCAGGGCTACCTTGTCCCGTTCAAGGGCGAGGCGACGCTCATCGCGGGCTACAAGGGTCTGCGTGACCTGGTCCGCAGGTCCGGGCAGGCCGATACCGCGATGGAATGCGTCCACGAAGGCGATCGGTTTACCTTCCGCGGGATGTTCGCCGAGCCGGAACACATCAAGGGGCCGGGTGATAGGACCTCACGGCCAGTGCTGGGGGCCTACGTCGTGGTCCACTACTTCGCCACGCGATCGTGCAAGACGTTCTGGTGGCCGATCGAAACGATTCTTGCACACCGGGATCGTTACAGCATCGGATGGAAGAAGAAGGGCGGCCCGAACGCCGTGGATCATTTGTGGCACGAAAAGAACGGAGCGTTTCCGGTGATGTGCATGAAGACGGTCCTAAGGTCCGTCATCAATCGCGGTGAGGCTCCGGTGAGCCTTGACGATCGGCGAATGGCCTTCACGTCCGACGAGGACGACTCCGTTCTGGATGTCGGGTCTCAGTCACTCCAGGATGTTGCGATCGGCGTAGTCGAGCCGCCCCTTGTGGAATCGCACGCAGACGAGTTGGCCGACCATATCTGTACGGGGCCGCCGCCGACTGGCCTTGAGCCGGCGAAGCCCGGCGAGGTCATGGCTGCCCCTCCGGAATCCACCCCGAGCGTTTCCGAGGTCCGGGCCCAGGAGTACCGCGACGCGATCGACGCTCTCGACGACCCCGCCGACATCGCGCGAAAGGTCACGGAGGCCGACGCCGACGCGACGCTCAGTGACGCCCACAAGAAGGCGATCGAGGAGCACGGCAAGAAGCGTGCCAGCCGCGGAAGCCGGAGCAACGCTGCCCCGAAGCGCGGCACACAGAAGAGTTTTGCGGACTGACAGGATTCCCCATTGACGCATAGAGAGGACTCCTACCGATGGAACGAACCCACGATGGGGAGGAACGCACGATGCAACTGACGCATGAGGCTGTCGCGTTTTGCGAGGCGACGGATGCCCTTTTGGTCGAGGCACGCCGGGACGGGATGGCGCCCGCCCTGGTGGCCTCGCTCCGTGCGGAGTTGCACGGGCTGCGTGCTCCGGTGCTGGAGTTCTACGGGCGGGTCGATGCTGCGCTTGCGGGATGGCGGTCGGAGGCCGTGGAGGAGAAGTGGAGGCGGCTGCGGCGGGAGTGGTTGGGGGCACATGCGCAGGCCACGGTGGATGAGGAGTGACCTATGGCGCAGAAGTACCGCAAGGTCGATCCCAGGATCTGGACGGATGAGAAGTTTCGGAGGCTATCCCTTGAAGGCCAGCACCTCGCGTTGTGGCTATTGACCACTAGCCGTCTAAATCGTTGCGGGATCGTACTGTGGTCGCCTGGACTCGCCAGCGAGGAAACGAAGATCCCACGGAATAGGATCGACACGGTGTTGGACACCGTGTCCCACACCATGGATTGGGTGTACGACACGGTGTCCCAGACCCTGTTTTTCCCGCATTGGTGGCGCTACAACAGGCCCGACAACGAGTCACACCTCAAGGGTTCGCTGACTGATTTGCACGACGTCCCTGCGAATGCCCTAAAGGCTCATTTACAAAGAGCTTCCGGTGATTTACCGTCGTCACTTCACACCGTGTACCACACCGTGTTGGACACGGTGTCCTCCCAGGAACAGGAACAGGAACAGGAACAGGAACAGGAACAGGAACAGGAACACTCTCGTGTGAGCGCGCGTGTTTCGCATGATGTTTTTGATCGGTTCTGGGAAGCCTACCCCAAGAAAACGGGGAAGGCCAAAGCCCGTGAGGAGTTCGCCCGCGTCGTGAAGCTCCTCAAGAGCGACCTCCGCTTTCAGGACGCAGACCCGGCCGAGTACCTGGTTGCAAAGGCTGCCGAGTTTGCGCCGACGCCCAAGGGGCAAGCCGGCCAATACTGCCCCCATCCATCGACCTGGCTCCATCAGGGTCGGTACGACGACGATCCGCAGACCTGGCAAGAGAAAGGCGGCGACAATGGAAGACAAAATCGGATCGGTCCTGGACAGCGCTTCGATGCCTCCACGGTTGACGAGCGAAGAGAGTTCTAAGCCTCAGGTAGCTCCGGGGCAAGAACTCTGCCGAGCCATTCACGACGTGTTGTTCGGAGGGTTCCCTCGGCGTGCTGATGATGCGCCGATTGATATCGTGGGCGAGGTCAATTCGAGGCTCGATTACTGTGGGTTCGCGCCTGCATCGGAGGAGCGAATCGGCAAGGCGACGTCGTATGTCCGGGAGGTCCAGGCGAAACGCCAACGTGATGCTGCCCTTGGTGCATTCCGCAGGGCGGTGGGGCCGCGCTACGAGGATTGCAGCCTGGAGAACTTCGTGACGAGTCACGCGATGCAGAAAAAGGTACTCAGTGTGCTCGTTGCATACGCTTCCGTTGTTGCGTCCAGGGTGCAAGCCGGTGCAGGCCTGATCTTTTTCGGCCCCAGTGGTACCGGGAAGGATCATTTGCTTGTCGCCGTGGCTAAGAGAGCGATCGATGCCGATGTCTCGGTTCTGTGGCGCAACGGCCGCGAGTTGTTCGGACGCTTTCGGGACGCCATGGATTCCGACGAGTCAGAGGGCGGATTGCTTTCGCCTCTCATGGAACCTGACGTACTAGCGATCAGTGACCCCTTGCCTCCAAGCGGGCCACTCACCTCGTATCAGCAGGATACGCTTTATCGAATTGTCGACGCGCGGTACCGACAACGCCGTGCGGTATGGATGACGTTGAACGTGCGCGATGGGCAAGAGGCCGACGACCGAATCGGCGTGGCGATTGTGGATCGGCTCCGTCACGGTGCCATAGCGATATCGTGCAACTGGCCGACGTTCCGCAAGCCGCTTTCCATGGATGCAATCTGATGGCCGGCACACAAGCAACACCGCGGTGGGCGCTGCCGTCCGCGAAGCGAAAGCCGCGAGGCGCGGCCAGCGTGAAGGCGCGCGAGCGATTCGCCAAGCCGCTGCCGGACACAACAGACGAGGAGCTTGCACGTCAGCGGGCGCTCTTCGAGCGGCACGACCAGGTGGAGTACGCGATTCGACTTCCGTTGTCGCCGACCGTGAACAACTATCGTGCAGTGGTCCGCGGCCGGCTCATCACAAGCGCGGAAGGCCGTGAATACCATGCTGCCGTCAAGCAATTCTGGATCGCACACTGGAACGGGTGGCCGCCCGAACCGTTGACTGGGCGGATCCGCCTCTGCGTCGAGGTGTGCTTCCCAACCGCGAGGGTGGCGGACGTGTCGAATCGAATCAAGGCGCTCGAGGATGCCTTGACGGCCGCGGGTGCGTGGGAAGACGACTCGCAAATTGACGACTTGCATTTCCGCCGCGGGGCGATATCCCGCGGATGCGGATACTGTGACGTGTGGATCGAAACCCTGGAATGAAAGGCGTGTGGACCATGGCGAAGAGACAGAAGTCGGCGAAGAAGGTGAAGGCATCCAAGAAGCCCACGAAGACCGAGAGCCTCCAGGAGATCACCGAACTGTTGACGGCGATCGAAGCGAAGGAGGAGGAAATCGAGTTCGCTGAAATCGAACTGGAATCGAAGCGGGAGGAACTGAAGACGGCGAAGGGCGTCTGGCTTTTGAAGGTCTCGGAACTCCGGGAGTTGGTGCGCACCCGCAAGCGATGGGCGGAAGAGGCCAAACGGCAACCGCTCCTGAACGGCGCGAAGAAGGCCGACGCCGACGCCGACGCCGTCGCAAGGGTCGGCGCGGCCGCGATGGCGTGGCGCGATCACGGTGTGGAGTGGCTCCATGCGGAGAATCCCAAGATCACTGACGCCAAGATCGGGAACCTCCATGCAGCGAAGCTCGACACCCTTGGGGAACTGGCCGACAAGATGGACCAGGAGAGCACCTGGTGGCACAAGGGCACGGGGATCGGTGCGGAGTACGGGCAGATGATCGCCGATGCGCTCGGGACGATCCGGGCAAAGTACGAGCAGATTCTTGTACGACCCGAGGAGGACGACGGGACGCACGAGATTACCGAGGAGCGGCCGTTGGTCGATGCGGGCGCGGAGGTGAAGTGATGGGCGAGAAGACCAAGATCCAGTGGTGTGACATGACCTTCAGTCCGTGGCGAGGCTGTGCGAAGGTCGCGGCCGGCTGCCAACATTGCTTTTCCGAGGCGATGGCGAAACGGAACCCCAAGGTGTTTGGCACCTGGGGCCCCGATGGAAGCCGCGTCGTCGCGTCCGACGCCTACTGGCGACAGCCCGTCAGGTGGAACGCGGCTGCTGAGTTCTGGGGTCAGTGCTCGGTCTGTGGGTGGCGAGGAAACGTGGGGCCGTCCAACGGGTGTTGCGGGCGGCCAGGCTGTCTGGGTTTGCCATCCGAGGTGGACAAGGCGCGGCCGCGGGTGTTTTGTGGTTCGATGTGTGACGTGTTCGAGGATCGGAACGATCTACATGAACCCCGCGCACGGCTCATTCGTCTCATTGACGCCACGCCTCATCTTGATTGGCTGCTTCTCACGAAACGAGCCGAGAAGGTTATGAGCATTCTCTGCACGATGGCGCATTCATTGAATGATGGCATGGCGGCATGGTGGCGGTATGTCGAGGGGTTTCCTAAGAATGTCTGGCTCGGCGTCAGTTGCTCGACCCAGGAAGACGTGGACCGCAACGTACCGCACCTGCTTCGGATTCCGGCGGCGGTGCGGTTTCTGAGCCTGGAGCCGCTACTGGAGGCGATCGAATTGCCGGGGGGGCTTCGCGGCGAGGAAGTCTGTCCGGAGTGTGGAGGCGATGCCGGCGCGAACTCGGATGGGACATGGCAGTGTGTCGCCATCGTGGACGGCAACCTCGGCTGCGGTTGGCGAGGAGAAGAGGCGACATCGGCTCCTTCGATCGACTGGGTCATCGTCGGCGGGGAGAGCGGCCCGCGTGCGCGCCCCTGCCACGTAGACTGGATTCGGTCGGTCATGGCCCAATGTACGGCCGCTTGTGTTGCCCGCTTCGTAAAGCAGCTTGGGTTCGATGTGCGCGGAAATTACGACGATTTCCAATATCTGACCCAGACGAGCCATCTGCTTGGGATGGGAGATTTTCACGACGGTGCCGGCGACTCGCATGTGATCCGGCTGGGCGACGCAAGAGGTGGACGTCCCGACGAATGGCCCGCCGACCTACAGGTCCGAGAGTTCCCGAGCGTGAGGGCGAAACGATGAGCAACCAACCAACTCAGCCAATCGACGCGATCATTGCCGTAGCCCGGCGTGACCTGCGTGTGTCAGCCCCATGCCTGTTGGAGTTGTGCGACGAGGTGAAGCGGTTGCGTTCCCAGAACGCACTCCTAAAACAGGAGATAGACCGTCGGCTCGACGAGGCGCAGGTCAAGCTGGCCAAGTCGGACGCCGAGGTCGTGAGGCTGCTGGCCGCGGTCAAGGCGATCGACGCCCAGTGGGGCCACTACGCGGACATGGAAGTCTTTGCTGGAGAGATGAACACCGCGTTCTCCGCTTTGGTGCATATTACCACGGCGATTCGCGGGGCACTCAAGGCCGCCGAGGCGGCGAAGGGGGAGCGATGAGCGACCGCTGCGAGTACGTGCTGACGCCATTGGGCGCTGCGCTTGTAGAGGCGTTACCAGATCGCGCGCTGGTATGCAAAATCAAAGACCGCTTTCGGCGGCGTGGGACATGCCCGACGTCGCAGGTGTTCCCGACCGCACAGGCCGTCAAGGACTTCTACCGAGCGAAGGGGGAGCGATGAGCGAAAACGAATTGCGTAGTTATGAGGCGTTGGTGTTCCGGTGTGATGCGATGGAGGCGGAGATTCAGAGACTCCAGGCCCAGAACACGCTCCTGAAACAGGAGATGGATCGCCGGCTCGACGAGGCGCAGGTCAAGCTGGCCGCAGCGGGTGTCGAGGTCGTGAGGCTGCGTGCCGAGCGCGACCGGCTCGCGGCTGCACTGGAGTGGTAGTCGCACTACGGCGTCGTCTGTGCAAGTGACAGCGAATACCATACGTCTGGGCAGGATGAAGCCGTCTTCATCGCGGCAACTGCTCTGGAAGCGTGCGAGAAGGCAATGGCCGCTGAGGCGGCGAAGGGGAAGAAAGAAGGTGAATCATGAATAACTACACACTTCGACTGGCTATTCCGATGTGGCTGTACGAACGGCTCGCGGCCTATCGGCAACAGCGAAAGATCGAGACGGGCAAGCTCTTGACGAACGCACGGGCCATCCTGGATCTTCTCGTTGAGGCCACGAACGGGATTGACGTTGACGGCCCGACGACTGTGGAGGAATTCCGTGCCGAGCTAGCCGACCTGAATCGTCGTGTCGGTCAGTTTGAATCGCGGATGTGCGAGGCGGCGGAGGGGGAGCGATGAACCCAACGAGAATTGACGCTCTGCCTATCGGCGCGAAGTTTCGCGACTGCAACGGCGAGACGTGGAGGCTCAAGCGATGGCACAAGTCGGGCTGCGCTGTTGCCGTGAACGAAGAGGATGGCACGGAAGATTGTTTCGCCACATGTGGCGAAGTGATTGATCTTGGACCACATGCTGCCGAGGCGGCGAAGGGGAAGCGGTGAGCGATACTGACAACGAATACCCGGATGTGGAGTGCCCCTATTGTGGGCACGAATGGGAACTTGAGGCTGACGGCCTCGGTGTCGGCAGCATTGTCGAGTGCCCGGAATGCGGGCACGAAGCAGAAATCACGGACGTCGAAACTGTGTACAAAGTTCGGCTGACGTCACGCGATGGAGAGAATTGATGAGCGAGCCCAGCGACCACGCCAAACATTTCGTGAACGTCTCCGGCGGCATGGCCTCGGCTGTCTGTCTATTCCGCGTCCTGGAACGGTTTGGCCACGACGATACGCTATCCGTCTTCGCCGACACCAACAGCGAGGATGCTGACACCTACCGCTTTCTGGATGACGTGGAGCGGACGGCTGGCGTCCCGATCCATCGCTTGGCCAATGGAGGCCGGACGATTTGGGACGTGTTCTTCGGGCATGTGATGTTCACCACGATTGGCAATGGTTGCACGGCATCGTGGGACCTCAAGAAGATCCCGCTGCGCCGGTTTCACGCTGAGCACGCCAGGCCCGGTGAAGCGACCATCCACATCGGATTCGGTTGGGACGAGGAGAACCGGAAGAGGCGACTGCGAGACGCATTGCCGGAGTGGCAGTTCGACTTTCCGCTTGCGTGGCAGCCTGCGATTCTCCACCGATGCGATTTGATGGAGGATTTGCGGGGGCGCGGTATTGAACCACCACGCCTCTACGGCGACGGGTACTCGCACAACAACTGCGCGGGGGCTTGCATCCTCGCTGGTATCAAACAGTGGGCCGGGCTCCTGGTGGACAATCCGTCGCTCTACCGGCAGAGCGAGGAGAATGAACAGCGATTCCTTGCAATGCTTCGGGAGCGAGGCCGTACCGAAATCACCATCCTCAAGGATCGGCGGGGCGGTGAGGTGAACAACCTGTCCCTGCGACAACTCCGAGAAGAAATCGAGGCAGGAAGGAAGTTGCCAGACACGTGGCGCGAATCTACCTGCTCTTGCATGGGGAGGTTATTCGCATGACCACCGACCACGCCCCGGCCGCCGACGCCACGCTCCGATGGAAAATGACAACGCGCACGACTCGCACAATTCTCTGGACCGAGACTGACGACGGCTGGAGAAGTGGGCCGCTAGTAGTAGCTCCATGGAAGCGTGAGAACAGCAAGTGGGTGTGGCAGGTCTTTCTGAATGGCAGACTGATTTCAAGGCCGCAGGGCTATAGCTCTGCCGCCGAGGCGATGTCGGCCGCCGGACTACACAAGGCGGTCAGACGCTTGATGGAAGAGGAGTCCAAGTGAAGGACGCGCAAGCACCAATAGCCGACGCCGCGCGGGCCATCACCACCTGCCTCAACACGCTCGACGCCACGCTGGCCAAGCTGGCCATCGCGTACCGCGAGCGCGGCGACGAGGAGGAGTCGGCGGGGCCGCACTACACGAAGCTGATGCAGACGCACTACGTGGCGTTGTTGGAGAACCGGGAGAGGCTTTTGAGGGAGATGGCCAAGCGAAAGCGAAGGGGGACGAAGACATGAGCGACCACTGCCCGGCCTGCGGTGCCCTTATGGAGGAACCTCGCTACAAGTGCCCGGCTGCTGAACGGCTACACCTCCCGTTTGTCTCGGGTCGCAAACTCTACGCGATCGCGGGTAGGGACGGGTTATGGTTCGGCACCCGGAAGCAACACGACCCCGAGAGTGAATCTGTGCTTGCCAGGGGGGCGATGGGCGAGGGGCTGTTCTATCGTGCGACCGAGGTGGAAGAGCGAGTCAAGAGGGCAATGCGCATGATGGAGGTGAAACCATGAGCGAGCCAAACAACGGAGACGACTACACGGATTACCCGGATGACGATTGCGACGATGACCCCGGAGGTGGAAGCCAGAACGATCCACACCGTAAGGCGTGTACGACTCACAGCGAGCGATGCGAGCACGAGTCCACCCGCGACGTGACCTTTCTGTTTCAAGAGCGGGTGAGGGTTGGTCCTGGGAAGAGATTTCGCTGGAAGACCATCGGCGTCTGGCTCGACCGCCGCGAAGCCGAGGCGTGGGGAAAGGCTTACGACTACAGGTTCGCCCGCGGGTGGCGTGTTCACGGTGTGCCTGCCGAGGGACGGCTGGCCAAGATGCTGCAAGAGCAAGACGAGGGACCAAACCCATGATGACCAGTGCTGATAGATGCCGACATAACGGATGGGAGGCCGGTGACGTGCTCCAGGCTAGGGATGGTCAGCGAATCCGGCTGACCGCGATCGGGGAGAGCATCGTCTTGTCAGTCCGCATGTATGGCAATAACTATGCTGATTACGAGTACGAGACGGATCGAACCCTAACCAAGAAAGACTGGCGGCGCATCGGCCGCTGGAACAAGAAGACCAAGAAGGTGGAGGTGAAGCCATGAACTGGAAGGCCGCGACACTTGACCAGGTGGAGCAACTCTGTCGAGAACGGCAACGCATCGGAACGGGCGTGACCGTCAGTCCCGCGTGGCTGCTGGCTTTGATTCAGGAGAACGAGCGGCTTCGCGACAACACCCGGTTGGTCCTAGACGGAATCCAGATGCTTTGCCAGGGGGAGAAGTTCGACAACCTTTCAGAACTGGCGAGGCAGTCGGTTACGGTCCAGGCCGTGTCGCGAAGCTGTGAACATCTAAGGCGTCTGGACGCCACGGAGGCCCAACAAGCGGAGGGGACTGATGAGCACTGACCTCGACATTCGCGTTGCGACCGAGGTGATGTGCTGGCCATCACTCGACGAGTGTCCGGAGTACCACGGCCCGAATGTAGTGCTACGAGGCACGTGCTACGTTACGGAGTGCGTGCGACTGCGTGAATGGAGTCCGTCAGCCAACATCCGCGACGCCTTTGACGTGGTGGACGAATTGGAGCAGGGAGGCTGGTGCTTCAAGCTTGAGCAATGTGGCGTTCGCCCAAGCACAGTAAGATGGAGAGGCGTGTTCCGTAAAGGGATCAGGGAATATGAAGCCATTTCCGCGACTCGCGCTGAGGCCATCTGCCTCGCGGCGCTGGAGGCGGTGAAGGCGACGAAGGCTACGAAGGACGTGGAGTAGGACAACCAGCGAGAACGGAGGCTATTCGAGTGACACGGAAGCCGGACTACGAGCGCGAAGGCGTGACGCTCTACTGCGGGGACTGCCTGGAGGTGCTGCCGGAGGTGGAGGCGGGGAGCGTCGATGCCGTCGTGACGGACCCGGTGTGGCCTGGTGCAAGTGTTCCACTCGCGGGCGCAGATAATCCAGTGACCTTATGGAGAAATGCGTGGAATTTGTTCCGCGACGCGAAACGAGTTGCCGTTCAAATGGGATGCGATACGAATCCTTCGGCGATGATTGCTGGCATGGGAATTCGGTGGAACTTCTTCCGCGTGTGCTGGCTTGAATACGTTCGTCCGCACTACAAGGGGCGGCTGCTATATACCTCAGACGTAGCCTATCTGTTTGGAGATGCTCCGACCTCAAGACCTGGACATCGAGTGATTCCGGGTAGATACATGCCAACAGAAATCAATGGCGAGAAAACCGAACATCCATGTCCAAGGAAACCGCAGCATGTTACTTGGCTGGTGCATTGGTGGTCTGAGCCAAGCAGCTGCGTTCTCGACCCCTTCATGGGCTCCGGTACCACGGGAGTCGCGTGCGTCCGCACCGGTCGGCGCTTCATTGGAATCGAGATCGACCCCAACTACTTCGACATCGCCGTCCGGCGCATCGAAGCCGAGTTCGACCGCCACCCGCTGTTCGAGCAACCGAAGCCCAAGGAAGTCAAGACGCTGTTCTAGGAACGGACGCCATGCGAAACGCCGCCAAGCCATCCAGCACGATTCCGCAGCCGCCAACCAGGCGGGGCAACACCCGACCGCGAAAGCAGCGGCCCGAACCGTGCCGGCTCTGCCACCGCGTGCTCATGCTGCCCAGAGGCGATCCGGAGGGCGTCTGCGTCGCGTGCCGGATCTGCGTCGAGAAGGCCGTGATGGGCAACCTGCTCATACGGTACGGCGATGCAGGCGGGACGCTGGAACTCGAACTTCAGCCAGCCGACCAGGCCCGCAAGCAGGCCCTTGACGCCGTCCTCTTCGCCGCTTAGGCTAGTAAATTACCCGGGGTGTCGTGGTAGACTACGCCCCGCCGGCACGCGGCCCGCCAAACCAGGGACCGGAGGCACGGACGCGGCCGTCTGCCGGCATTAACTGCACGGAGGGTGCCACCGTGAAAACATGCAGACCGGACCGCCTCAATCGGGTGCCTTACGACACTGCCAGGGCGTGGATTCAAACGCTCGACATCGGCTTGGTCTGTGGCACCAACCCGATTGCACGAGAGATCCAGCGGCTCACCGAATCCGATTACTCCCATGCGCTCAAGTGCGGGTGGTGCGGATCGGTGCTGATGGCGGCCGAGTCCACGCGGCCCGAGTCTCGGATCGTGACGCTCTCCAGCCGCGTGGCCGACGCCCCCGGCCGGATCGACATCTACCGGCTGAGGCCCGAGGTCGCGGCCTGCGTCGACGAGAATCGGGCGTGGGCGTGGGCCAAGCGTGCGGCCGGGATCGACTACCCGGAGTCCGAAATCCTGGCCGACTGGAGGGAAATCGTTCTGGGCGTCGATAACGACCGGCCAAACAGCGACTGTCCGACGACCCGCCGTGTGTGCTCCGAAATGATCCACGCCTGCCTGCGAGTTGCGGGCATGGCTCCGATCCGAGAATTCGACTGTGACGTTTACCCGGGCACGCTGGCCGATCCCGGGTGGGTGAATTACCTCTACACATTGGAGGCGTGAGCCATGGCGAAGAGAATGCGGAAACTGACGCGGAAACAACAACTGGCCATCGCCGACAAGTTCGCCGGCATCGTCAGCGGGCATCTTGCTGGCCTCGGTCCCGAGGCGTCGAAGTTCTTGTGCGTGTTCGCGCGGAAGACCTTCCGGGCGATCCAGACCATGCCTGGCTTGGATACGCAAGACTTCCTGGAGGATCTGGAGTCATCGCGGGCGTTTCTGAAACTGCCCGACATCGACAAGGAGGAATTGATCAAGTTGCTGGAGACGTTCGGCCCGACGATCGCGGCTTTACTCGCCGGAAAGGTGGTGACATGAAGCGCCACGGCCTCCACATCGCCGTCGCGGTCTTCGTGCTCGCTCTCGTGTTCTTCGCGGCCGGCCTGCTCTGTGGTGGCGAACCGCTGACTAAGCAGGTCCGCAGCCCTTTGCGTCCCTGGCGGCCGGCGCTGACGGCCACGATCTCCAGCACGAGCATCTGGCTCGGCGAGAGCATCCACGTCGCCTACAGCACGAAGAACGCGACCGGCTGCCTCCGGGACTGGACGCAGTTGCGGCCGTTCATCGGGCGCAGCGACGGGATTGTGATCCCGACGCAGGGCAGCTACACGCACACGCCGAGGGAGGTGGGGACGTTCACGACGCGGATGATGGCGACGCGGAGGCTTGGCAACCTGAATGGCAACGGACGCGAAGAAGGGTGGCGGCGGGCGGTCATTCTGGAGTTCGAGGTGGAGGTGAGGCCGTGAGCGACCCGAATGCCGTCTACGAATACTGCCCAGTCTGCCGTGAGACCGTAGTGGCGATTCCAGACAGGCGTTCGGACGTGACCTTCTGGACTTGTATTGCCTGCGGGCATGTATGCGATTGGGCGTTTGATGAAGACGAACTGTTAATCCTTGAAACACAGGGAGCGACTGATGCGAGAGCTAACGAGCCACAAGGTCAACGGGCTGAATGAAGCCCTGCGGATTGAAGTGCTGGATGAGCCAGGGCCGGGAAATGCCTGCCACGTCTATGGCATTACCAGCACGGAACCGCGGCGGGCAGACACCGCTCCTGCCGTAACACTTCCAGTTCGGTTTCAGAACGGCCCGATCCAGGAAGTCGGAGTCAATGGGATCAGCAACGAAGCCCTTCTTGCGATCGTCGAAGATCGCCTCATGGGCTTCCAGTCGGGTCAGTATGCTTGCCGCGAGAACGCCTTGGCCTTGACGAAGATCCAAGAGGCCATGATGTGGCTACAGAAACGGACACGCGACCGCGTGGCCCGCGGGGTTGAGGGGACGAGTGCAAAGTGACAAGGAGCGACCAATGCGACGACTGAGTAGATTCGAGTGGTGCCTGTACCTGACGCTACTTGCGGCCGTGTTTGGAATGGCGGTGCAAGCGGAGGGCTGGCCGTGGGTTGGCCACAACTGCGATGTCACAGTTACGCCCAGCGAAATTGCCCCAGGCAGCAAAGCGGTGCTGACGTGCACGGGCGATCCCGGCTACGCGACGCTGAGCGATGGTACTGGTGATCCGAAGGAAATCGAGCTTCCGTACACGGTGGACGTTTCGCCGAAAGAGACGACCGAGTACACGCTGATTATCAATGGCGTCGGTCGCAGGTGGCGCGACAGGTGGGCGGTGCAGGATACCTCGACGCTGAAGGTAGCAACGCCGCCGGTGCCTCCGGTTCCGCCTTTGCCTCCGTTGCCGCCGACTCCCACCAAGGGCCTGAACGTCCTGATCTGCGGGCCCGGCCCTAAGGCGGTACACGATTTGACTCCTGACCAGGTGGCGATTCTCACGAGCCGGACCTTGCGTGATTGGTTGGAGGGCTCGTGTGAGAAGGACGAGAGTGGCTTGCCCGCTTTTCGGATTCTGGCGAAGGGCACGACTGGTCTGTCGCCCCGCTGGGCAGCAATGGTTGCTCTCGCCCCGGCTGACAAGGTGAGCCTCGTCAACAAGATGGGTGACAAAGTGCAAGTCTTGGACTTGCCGGCCAACGCCGCCAAAACCCTGAAGGTGCTCTCGGAGTTCGTAGGCAAGCCAGCCGCATTCAAGCCGGTGCGATTCGCTCCCGTGTTGAAGGTGCCGACGATCCAGCAATTCGCCGCCGGGCCGCGAGGAACAAGGGCCCGCGACCTGAAGACGCGGCCACGAGGAGCTGGATTGAGAGAGGCGGGTATTGCTCTGATTCCGCGCAGTGAATGGCCCACTCGCGTCGCGGCCTTGAAGGATGCGAACGCTGGGCTCATGGCCCTCTGCTACGGCCACGTGCCCGACAACGACCAGTCGAGCACAAACTATTGCTGGGCCAACGGGCCGGTGTCCGGGGCGATGCACCTTCGGTATGCCCAAGGGGAGTCTCCCATCTACCTGTCCGCTGCCTCGGTTGCCGGGCCGCTCTCGAACTACCGCAACGAAGGCGGCTGGGGGCTCGACGCGGTGAAGTTCCTCGTCTCGACAGGATGCGTGCGCGACTCTCTGTGGCCCAACGCCGCGATCAATCGGGCCTACGCTTCAAAGCCCGAAGTCAAGGCTGACTACCCGCGTCACAAGCTGCTGTCAGCCAACCTGGACCTGGGGGCCACCGGCAAGATGTTCGACGAGGTGGCCACGTGCGTTCTCTTGGGCGCTCCCGTGCCTGTTGGCTACGACTGGTGGGGCCATGAGGTGGTGGCCGTGGGCCTCACGCTCTTGAACGCCAGTGGACGTACTGGTGCCACGACTAAGCACCCTGACCAACCTTTTAAGTGGCCCCAGTATCAAATTCTCTCCGTCGGTGCAACGTTTTCCGACGGGCGCTGGGGACTGATCCTCCGTAACTCCTGGGGTGACTCATGGGACGGCGGTGACAAGGGCTACTTCGTGCTCCCTGAAGGCACGCGGAGCAACCAGGGCACGCCGAACGACGCCCAGGCCATGCTGATGATGACCGCCGGTTCGGACGGTGCCTCCCTGGAGCCCCTCGGCAAGAGCATCCGCGCGATCATCGAAGTGCCGGTGTCGGTGGACGTGTGCCCCGATGGCAAGTGCGACACCTGCCCGAACGGGAATTGCGGTAGCAAGAGACGCGGACGATAGCGAGCACCCCCAACCGCCGCTCTCGCGGCGACAGAAGACGAGGTGACACGATGGCTCTCCTGACCCCCGAGCAGAAAGCCGCACTCGACGTGGCACACGCGGCCGACGAGACGGTCGCACTTGCCGACGCGACGCTGGAGCTTGCGGCTCGAATCAAGCGGACCATCCGGGACATGGTGCCCGCCCAGGAGGCACTCGCGGCCGATGGCAGGCTGGAGATGGCTGCCTACCACTGGCAGGACACCTGGACGCAGATCCTCGTCACCATCAATGCCTCGGTCGGAACCGTGGAGCAACAGACGGCGGCCATCGCTGCCGTGCTGGCGACCTATCCTGGCAAGTACACCCAGGAGGGCCTAGTTGCGTCTGCGGTGGCGTTGCGTGCGGCGGTGGAGCGGTTGGCTGTCTCGACGGCTGAGACTGTCGTGACGGACCTAGCGGACGCGCGGGAAGCCTTCAGCTTGTTGTGGGAGTGAGTCCGTGAGCTACGCTGCGAGCTTCATTGCCGCCGATAAGTCCTCACTGCAAATTGCAGATGGGGACCAGTCCGGGCTCGACCTCGGAAGCAATGACGGCTCCGTGTCGCTCATGGCGTATCCGACTGCTTCAACCGCCGGAGGTTTGCTTGGAAAGGGTGCGACCGGGACGGCCGATGGAGGCTTTCAACTGGCGTTGGATTCGAGCCGCAAGGTGACATTGACGTTTGGCGACGGCTCGGGAGCTGCACTCATCACGAAGACGTTCAACACGGCACTGACGCTGAACGCCTGGAATAGCTTGGTGCTGACGCTTGACCGGGATGGCAACGCAACGCTCTATCTGAATGGTGCGAGCGACGGAACGGCGGACATCTCGGCACAGCAGGCGAGCATCAATTCAACAGGGGCGTTCACCCTGGGGGCAGTTGGAACGTCTTACTATGCAGGACGCTTGGGATACGGCTGCTTCCTGTCCCGTCTTTTCACCCCCGCCGAGATTGCCCGCCGGGCGAACATGGCCGACGGCGTACCGCACGCCCGCCCCTACGCCAACCTGAACGCCGCCGAGAAGGTAGGACTCGTCTCCGCATGGGATATGCAGGATGGCCCGTGGTCGTCCACGCAGCAGGCGATGGACTTGCACGGGTCGAATCACCTGTCCTTCACCGCGGCGAATATCATCGACGCGACGACGCTGAATGGCGGGTTTGAGACGTGGACGACACCGACGAATGCCGCAAACTGGACGGAGAGTGTCAGCGGTAGCAGCACGATCAATCAAGAGGCGGTCACTCCCTACGCCGGTGCCTATGCGTGCAGGATGGACGTGGATGAGTTCGGGGCGTATGTTGGCATCTCTCAAGATGTTCTCACATCAGGAAAGACGTATACCGTTTCGTGTTACCACAAATGCACTATCGGTGCATCGACGTTTGGTATTTTTCTTGGGACACGTGGCACTTACTTTGCAGCCGATGAGTCGTATCATCAATGGACTGTGACCGATTATGCGTCCGGCGGGACGCTGCTAATGCGACGTGGCGGTGGTGTGCAAACAAACCGATCACACTACTTTGACAACGTCACCCTGACCGCCGCCAACCTCCTCACCGCTGAGGGGCCGCTGCTAAAGACCGGCAACCGCCGCCGACGCCTACTAATCTGCGGAGCCGCAGCATAATGAAAGCCAGACAGTCCACCACCAAGACGTTCCTTCTCGGCCCCATCCTCGACGCAGACGGCGTTGCGAAAACCGATGAGGTTGTCGGCTCCATCAAGGTAGCGAAGAACGGCGTGGTCGGTGCCGCAAACGCATCCTCGACTCTGACCCACGATCACACCGGCCACTACCTTTTCGTCGCCGACGCCGGGGACTTCGACACGCTAGGCGAGGTGACGTTCTCGCTCGACAGCACCACGAACGCCATGCAGCCGAAGACGTTCGAGGTCGTGCCCGAAGGCGTCTACGATTCCCTCGTCTCCGGAACCGACATCCTGCAAGCGGACCTGACGCAGATTCTCGGAACCGCGTTTGATGAGACGGTGGCGGGCTACATCGCTGCGGCATTCAAAAAGCTGTTCGACGTGGAGACGCCCGTGATGACGGCCGCGAGCGTGAATCAGACTACAGACAACCCAACCGCCGCGGCGATTGTGACGGCCCTCCTGACCGACTTGCTTTCGAGTGCAGACTTCAACACGGCATCGAGTTTCGGAAAGCTCATCAAGGACAACATCGACGCGAAAATCTCAAGCCGCCATGCCTCCGGGGCTGCGGTGGCGAAGAGCCCGGCAACACTGGCTGCGGGCGACGTGAGCGGAAACTTGCCAGCGGACGTGCAGACCGCCAAGGGCCGCGCCGTCGGCGATGTGGGATCAGGCAACACGGCCCATCTCTTGCAAGCAGCCGACACGGGGGCAACAGCGGTTGCTCGCACGGGAGCGGACTCGGACACGCTGAAGACGCTGAGCGATGAGATTGATTTGCTGGGAACCGGCACAGGGGCCCGCACAGTCACGGTGACCGTGACTGACGGCACTGACCCGCTGGAGAATGCCCGCGTGCGGATGACCGCCGGTGCGGATTCCCTTCTGGGGCTCACCAATGCCTCTGGCGTCGTGACGTTCTACCTCGACGACGCCACCTGGGATGTCGTGATTACCAAGCGGCCGGGCTACACATTCGATGCAACAACGCTCGTTGTGGACGACGACAAGACGGCGACCTACGCGATGGCCCAGGAGACGTTCCCTGAATCCGACCCGGGCGCGGTGACAGGCTACCTCTACTGCTACGACGAAGAGGATGCAGCCGAGAAGGATGTCGTTGTGTTGCTCCAGAGGACAGGGTACGCATCCTCGACCGGAGAAGCCTACGACACGGCCTACCGCACAGAAACCTCAGACGCTACCGGCCTAGTGTCGTTCATCAACCTGATGCCTGGAGCCACCTACAAATGGAGCCGCGGGCCTGCGACCCTGACCTCGCGGCCGTGGGTGAGCGTGACGATTGCAGCGGATGCCACGAGTCCTGTCGCCCTCACGTCCGGCGGCGGGAGAGACGAGTGATCGGCCAAGCCTTAGCTAGGGGAATGTACAATGTTTGTCATCGGCTGCCTGCTTAGCCCGTTTTGGATTGGTGTGTTTGCCATCACCGTCTGGCTTTACGGCAGGGACATGAGGCGAGCGCAGGAGGAGATCGAGAGGCTGGTGGTGCGGTTGAATGGAGCGATAGCAGAGTATTGGGTAAGGGAATCACAAGCCAGGCAATTGATGACTGACAATCATCGACTCAGAACACGGCTTATCGAGACTGAGCAGTCGCGTGATGCGGAGCGCGATCGGCTAAATGCACTGCGTGAGAAAATGAGCCAGTTGCTGCCGGGTGTTGCAGTGATCCATACCGGAGTCCATGCCAACGAGACGTCTGTCTGAATATGAGCTACTCCGCTAACGCTCAGCCGAAGCAGCAAAGGCACGACGCCTCAACAGCCGGCGACAAGGACGATCCTGCCAGCGGCTCGGCTGGGCGCGCGGGGATGTGGCGACGCGGGAGAGGGTTGGGGTGGTGGAGGGGGAGGTGAGGTGATGGCAGGCCGCCCCGTGCGTTGGCCGACCGGGGGACGCGAGGGAGAGGACAACCCACCCCGGCGGGTGGGTCCTTCCGGCGAAAGAGGCCGGGGGAG